GCCTCCTTAAATTTGCCTTTGGTTTCGGTAAATACAGCCATGAGATCTTTGAAGGCCACGGCATCAACTTCCTTGACTGTGTCGAATAGCGTCTTGTTCTTCTTGAAGATTTGCATAACATCCTCTTCTGAGTTAGCCATGCTCAGCGCAACCTGAGTCGTCTGCCCCACAACAGTCAGCCATGCATCGATCTGATCCCCGTCAGGTTTAGCCGGGGCCTTGATCTGCCAATCCCCCTCTTTGCCTACGATCGGCTTGGCCTCAACCTTGGGCTTAGGTTTGACATCCACCGATCCCGTCGTGGCATCAAGGGCATCGTGCTCGACCAACTCAAAGGCCGTGGTCCAGAGGTAACGACGAAGATAGGTCTGAACCGCTCCAAGATTCTGGACGGCATGGCAACCCTTTAACTCAGCCGAGGCCATAGGCGAGGAGAAGACAATCGTCCCGTCCCCATCCGTGTCATAGATCGTCAGGTGGGCGTTGGCCTCGTCATAGGAGACAACCCCGCACAACCCGACCTCGTCGCAGATCCGTTGGATCGCTGGCAGGAAATCCCCGAGCTCGAAGTATTCGTAGCCGGCGAACTTGTTCTTCCCGGACTTCTTAATCTCAGTTTGCTGGAGCTTAATCCGGGCCTTCTGAAGCTTCTTATAGACGTTCATTCTGTGTCACCTTAATAAGTTTGTCTAAGTAATGGGCGGCCTTGATGAGATCCTCAACGCCGTTCTTCTCTTTGTAACGGGTCACATACTTGATGATGTTGCCTTCGAGATACCCCATCTTGTTGGCGACGATGTAATCCCAAGGCTGGATTGCCTTCTCAATGTAGTGACGCCCGCCTACCTGTTCATCGTTTGGATTCATCACAGACTTTCAAAGTAGCGGTCCACCATTGCCTCAGCCAAGCTAAAGACAATGTTGGCGGCTTGTTCATTACTTAATGCCGCCTCGTCAGCAGACACAAGGATCTGCGAGTTAGCCGATAGGGCCAACATAAAGTCGTACATCATTTCCGTTCTAGTTTTCATTTCAAACTCTCCTGATAATCCCGCCATTGCTGGCAGTATTGGTTCACTGGGCAGAACGATTCACAGCGAGTGCGGCTGCCCGGACGCACCTCGATCTCATAATCCTTACCAAGGGTTTCTAGGGCTTCCTGAGCCTCTTCCTGCCCCTCGTGCAGAGACTTGGCCCTAACCCCACCCTTCTTCTTGACGGCCCACACAGTCGGTCTCTCCCACATTTCCTCGGGGGTGCAAAGGGGTAGCTCCTCATCCGTCTCCAAAGCAAACTCACAGGCCGAGTGCATACTGATCCGGTGCTTGATGTAGGCCTCCTGCTCGTCGTATGTCCACAGCTTGATGGGGATCTCTTTGATCGGGGCTGGCGGGTAGTTCTCGTTCTTGGCCGCCTCACGCCGTGACCAATCCCGGATGATGGCTACGATCCCAATGTCCGTAACCGGGGCCTGCTTGACTGTCTGAACCAACCAAGCATAGGTGTTTAACTGTTGCTCCCACTCCAGCTTCTCGTTCATCACAGCCCATGCTGAGGTGGTTTTGTAGTCACGGATGGCTATCCCGGCATCGGTCTTGATCTGAAGATCGATCGCTCCTGAGATACGCCACCCATCGAGCGTGGTATGAAGGCGCTCCTCCACAACATGGTTATCATCCTTGCCATGCTCCAAGACGCCATGGATCGCCGTCCCGAAGATTGACCACACCATATCCGAGACATCCTGCTCCAGCTCGTCATCGAACTTCTGAGTCAGAGCAACGATCTTGGGGCTGTTGATAAGCTGAGTAACAGATAGATGCGCCTTGCCCTTGCTATAGGTCGGGCGCTCCAATACATTGACGAAAGTCTGAGGGATACTGAATTTGTTGGTAAGTTTCATACGGGCTCCTAGCAGTAGACGTTCGCAATATATATGAAGGAAAACTGCCTGTCAACATGTTGTACTCACTTTATTGCAATATGTTTTAGATTGTCAGGCAAACATGCGTAAGCCTGAAAACTATAAATAGAATCAAATACTTAACTGCTAAGTGCGCACTAACATAAAGGAGAATCGATGCATATTCAGCTCGAGTTACCCTACCCCCCTAGTGTTAACCACTACTGGGGAGTGAACGGGAAACAGAGATTTATCGGGGCCAAAGGGAAAGTTTTCCGTATGGCTGTCATGGAAGCTTGTGCTGATGCTGGAGTGCAGACAATCGAGGGAAGGGTCTCGATGCACATAGCCCTCTTCCCTCCGGATAGGAGGAAGCGGGACATAGACAACGTCTTAAAGAGTCTTCTCGATGCCTGTGAGCACGCTGGCTGTTACGAGTCAGATAGTCAGATTGATGAACTACACATAGTCCGGCAAGCGCCACGGGTAGGGGGAAGCTGCACCGTGGTTATCCTGCCTATTCTTGAACCTGCTTGACCCGATCGTTAAACCTTTTCATCTGGATAGCCATTTGGTTCTCTATCCGCTTGACCCGCTCTTTAGGCGCACCCTTTTCAATTAGGGCATCCCTCTGCTTGCGTAGCGTCTGAATGTTTCTCTCAACTTGATTGGCGTAGGAATATAGCCGCGCCTCCGGGTACTCCATCAGATAATCTTTAGTCGGAACCCTATCTTTCAAACGGCCCTTTAGCTCCCGCTCGTGCTTATTGAGCAGGATGATGTTGTTGTAGAAACGATTCCTTTCGGCTGCTTGACCCTCGCTATCCCCCACAAAACGGCCCACAAGGGGCACCTTGTAGATCGGCAGGTCTTCCCCTGTGAACTGACTCGTAACGGTCTGCTCGGCCTTTAGAAGCTCCCTACCGACACCGCCGGTCAACTGACCGATCAGATAGTCAATCTGATCCGGGGTTGGGCTAACCACTCCCGGGGTGTAATTAGATCCACCCGTGGCCGCGTTCAGGAACTTAGCCATGGCTTTACTAATGTAGCTAGCCGTCTCTTTGGATCGGGTGTACCCCGGAGTGGGGTCAAGATTGGAAATGTCTTCTTTGGCAATCGGCTTGCCAGTCCAGTCTTTGTTCTCAGCCAAGGCCACCAGCGGATCCACTACTGTTGGGGCAAGAGTTTGAACCGACCAACCTGCGTTACCCAACGGGTTGAACATATCAAGAGCCGCCCCTGTAATATCGGCCACCCGCTTATGGGTGTCCTTAAATCCAGACAGTGTCCACTCCGTCAAGATCCGAGAGGTATTGGGGATGACGTTGTAGCCCAAAGGCATGGGAATGGTGATGTACTTTGACCCACTGATTGGGATGATGATGTTTCTTTCTTTGACAAAATCAGGCGGCTCGTCCTCATCAAACCCAAGGGCGGCTAGCATCATGGCCTGAGCCGATCCAAGCAAAAGCCCACCATAGATAATTTTCTGACCTGCTGGTCCGCGAAGCGTCTCCAGCATCCGAGCGGTGCCTTGAACGGCAGCATTGAAGAAGGCGTAAAGAGCGCCAGCCTGACGGCCAATCTGCCCTTTGCGGTTGAAGTTAACAGTCAGATTCTTGGCAATACTTGCCGCTTGTTGTTTGGTGAATAGGGGTTTGCCTTGAGCATCTTTCTTATCCAAGGCTACTTTATAGGCAGACAACCGGACAGCGTTCTCCATCGTCTGGTTGTAGTCAGAAAGCCAATCAAAGACTGGAGCGGCCACCTTTCGGGCTGTTTCCAATGGAACCTTGAGCGTTCCACCAGCCGTGAAGACTTTACCTAGCGGAGTCTTGGTCCAAGAAGACGGGTCGAGGATCGCCTGAAGGGCGTCAGCACGTTCTTGGGTACGGCTGAACTGGTCTCTAAAGCCAGTCTGGCCGCCCTCCTGTTGGAACTCTTCCCAAAGCTGAGCCCAAGAATCTTTTGATGGAGGCTGACCTTTACGGCGTAGGCGCTCCTCTGTGTAGATTCCCCGCAGCGCTCCCGTCACCCCAGCCAAAACTTCCTTCTTGTTATCTTTTAGGGGCGTTGTGCTCAGCTGAAGCAAGGCTCCCTGTACGTCACGCAAGAAGTTGATGACGCCGAAGATTGGGTTGTACTGAGTGTTGATCTTGGCAAAGTATTGGGTTACTTGCTGAACATAGTTAAGGGCTTTGCCAAGCTGATCGGCATCCAGATTCTTCAAGGCTTCAGCCATGCGTTCAGCACGGGGGTCCTTAGCGTTGAAGATGATGTACTTTTCTTTGCCGTTGATACGAACCGGCATAGAGGTTCTGGAGTTAACCAACAGAGAGTTAGGCCGCTCGACAACAGTGTTGGTTGCCGGATCTACCTTCCTTATGACCGGCTGGTCTACCAGATTCTCTGCGTCCGCTGGATTAAGGCCCATAGCTACAAGCTCGTTGACCGCCTCTTGAGGATTCTTAATCGCCTCTGGGTCAAACGCTAACCAGAATCCGGGGTTTGGATTGCTAGCCACAAGGCCATACAGGGCCTTGGCTACCCGCATCTTCTCGCCACGAACGATAGCCCGCTCACGCTGCATGGCAACGTTGGCAAGGATATCAATGACGTTCTTAGAAGAACCGACTGCTGCTCGGCTAAAGGGGCCTTTGACTGCAAAACCAGAACCGACGCCAATACCAACGTTCTTCACATCATAGTCGGTCTCCTCCCGCTGGAGGGGGACATAGTTTTGAAGGGCCTTGTTCCAAGCATCAATAGTTTCTTGGGATTCTTGCCCAGTTGCCACAAGGATTTTCTGTGTCCCCGCAACGATTTCATCAACCCGCTTGGCAATAGCCTCAAGGTTTCTTTTCTTCTTTGGATCCAACCCGTCCAAGTAAGCCTGAGCGTCAGCCGTAAAGATTCCAGACCCGCCATCAGGCATGTTCTTGTCACGCTTGGCATTGAACTCGTTACGAGACTTGGCATGGCGATTGTGGAGATACTCCTCAACCTCGGCCATGGTTAATCCACGATTCCCAATTTCTTTCATCATTGGCTCAAGTTCATCCGTAAGGAAGTCCTTGGTCCGCGTCGCCGTGCGTCCGTGGTAAAGCTCTTCTTGAAGGTAAGGATTCCACTTGTCGGCTATAGCCTTGCCAGATTTCTTGATGTTCTGAACCACCCGTTTGGTATCAATCATCTTGTCCTGCAAGGTGTAGATGACATCATCGAGCTTGCTGTCGTCAGGCTTGCCCCAAGATGCTTCAGGCATCGGTTGCCCAAACACGTTCTTGCTGATGTTGGCGGGGGTAACTGGCCGAGCGCCGGTTTTAATAACAAAGTCGGTCAAAGTATTCAGCGACATCCTCTTTGGCTTGTCGCTCATCAACTGATCGAAGGTCTTATGAACAGCGTATCGGTTGTTAAATCCAAAGACATTCTTTAACGCATCAAAGAGCTTTCTAATGGCCTTAACAAAACGATCCCAAGCCGTACCTAACTTAGATGCCATGAGAGTTTCAGCATTGACCGCCCAATACTCAGATGGGTTTAAGTATTGATAAAACTCAAAAGATGGCATTGCTGCGGTTGCCGCGACAAAACTTTCTTGACTAGGCTTGTCAATAAACTCCGAAGCCTTCTTGAAAAAGAGCCGAGATTGCGGATCTTTGTTCTTCTTGGCCGCCTTGATAAAGTCTCTTTCCCATGCCTCAATAACTACCTTGCGCTGGGCTGGAGTCATCATCTGCTCAAGGGAGTGCATCAATTCGTGGCGAATGGTTTCCGGTTTCTTTACACCCTTGGTCCCATTCCATAACGTCACAATCCGAGATATCGGTTTGAAGTTTCCAATCTCGTTTCCAAAATCTTTTTGAGATTTAATCGAAAGACGAAGCCCGTTCAAAATAAATGGGGTCTTGCTATAGGCTTCTTGAATTACAGCTAGAACCTCAGCGCTTATATCGCCTTTATCGTAGGCTTCCAGCGCCCGACTGAGAAACTTCTGCGCTGAAGTGCTCGGGGAGTACGCGGCATCAATCTCTTCTTTTAATGCTTTAGCAAGATTGGTGACATTTGTAAGTTCACGTTGAGTTTCAATTGTTGCGCCACCACCGATGACATCATCAATTAATTTGGCACGCCTTGCCCGAAGTTTGGCGTACTCGTCAATCTGTTCTTCACGGGTAAAGATAATCCCATCATCAATCTGCTCCTCGGTCATCTCGGGGGTGGAATCAATATCAAACAGGAAGTCATCCTTTTTGCCAAAGGTTGGATTCTTGGCTAGGATGAAGTTACCAATCTGCAATACCTCTTCGGCTGCAACCACAGGAACCATGGTCCGGCGGTCGTAGAAGTAAGCATGGCGGGTTGGGTTAAATCCAACTTG